TTGGTACAATCATACTATCAAAAATTCGAAATCGAAATGCCAAGACTTGCGTTTGAAGAGGACTGGTGGGATAAGGGACTTGATTACTTTGGAGATTTATGGGAGCAGTATGAAGGTTGGAATGAAGTTGATGATGGAAGTATACAAAAACATGATTTATTATATTTTAATATTATGTCAGACGTACCAAATCATTGTGGTGTATATTTAGGAGATGACTTGATTCTTCATCATATGGTGGGAAGAATATCAAGTAGAGAATTATTATATCCCTTTTGGGGAAAGCATAAAACAAAAATTTTAAGGAACGAAAAGTGCAAACAGTATATTTAAAAGGAGAACTCGGAGAACGCTTTGGAGAGAAGTGGAGCATGAATGTATCCAGAGTAGCAGACATATTTAAACTTGTTAAGTGTCAAAGACCTGGCTTTGATGCTTACATGCAAGATTGCATAGACAATGATATTGATTTTGCAGTACAGAGAGGAGAGGCTTATATTGATGAATCAGAGCTCATGCTCTCTTTAGGGCAGGATGATATTACAATCACTCCAATACCTGTAGGGTCAAAAAGTAAGGTAGCAAAACTTATAACTGCTGCACTTATGATTTACGTAGGGTATCAATTAGGGGGCCCTTCGGGAGGACAGGCTGCTGCAGATGGAACTGCAACCATGGTAGTATCAGCAGCACCAGCAAGCTTACCTTATAAAATAGCTAGTTGGACAATGATGACACTCGGAACATCTTTAGGATTACAAACACTAGCACAGATGATGATGCCTGATGGTAGCACAGATAACGAAGATGATTCACATTTATTTAGTGGTCCGCAAAATACTACTATTCAGGGAGTTGCAGTTCCCGTTCTTTATGGAGAAATGATAGTAGGTGGAGCAAATATTAACACAAGTTATACAGCTCATAGAGGGCGTAGTTACATTCCAGGAATCGGAGTTATGACACCTCTAGGCGTATCAGAAGGGGCAGGAGAAGTAGACATGCAAATAGACGAGGTATTAGACTAATGGCATCAAATGTAACAGAAGCTTTTTTAGCAATTTATAACCAAGTGGGAGCTGGCAATGGTCGTTCTATGAGTGGAGAAACTCATCAGACAGCCGTTATCTATGACGCACTCTCAGAAGGAGAGATAGAAGGTTTAGTAGATGGTTCAGCAAGTATATACTTAAACGGATCACGTCTTGTAGATCTTGACACATACAAAACTTTAAATGAAATCAAGACTACAGCAACAGTAAGTGCAGGAAGTACAACAGTAACAGTAGCAACAGGAGCTCTTGATTTTGCAGATGTCGAAGGCGGACAAAGAAAAATTTTAATAAAAGGAGCTGGAAAACAAGGCTCGAGCATATTTAGTGCGACTGCAGGAACTACAACACTTACTGCTTCAACAAGTTGGTTTACAGGAAGTATGGCAACTGGTGGTATGATGACAGAGGGTGGAGGTCGTATTGAGATTGCAGGCGCAGGGCAAGATGGACGCCCTTATGTAGGTTATATTACATCACATACAAGCGCTACATCCGTACAGGTATACCCAGAAATAAGCACGACAGTAAGCGGAGTAAGTGGCGGAATAGATTTAGTAAGCGTTATTGCTTCCTATGATGTTGCAAATAATCAAGTTACCACTACAACAGCTGCAACAACAAGCGTATCGGGAGTAGCCGCAACTCTTAGTCCTCCTGTAAGAAGTGCTACAACTTACACTACAGAAACGCCAAAAACAAATTGGGAAGGAATAAATTACGCTTTTAGAACAGGAACTAAACATCAAAATCCTATGCAAGTAAAAGCAGGTGGAAATCCCACTGCAAGTTTTGTACATGCTCCACAAATACGAATGGATCAAAATAATACTTTTGATGGAACAAATGGAGTGGGGAATCATGTAGTTACAGCAACTCAGGTCGGAGTACCAAATGCAGCAGAAACAGATCAAATAAAATTTGTTATCGAGTGCCCACAACTTTTTGCAATTAGTACAAAATCAGGTACTGAGTATAACTCATGGGTTGAATTTACTTGTGATTTTAAATATTATAGAGGTAGTGATGCTCATACAGTTAGAATTGTAGGACCTAGTGATAGTGCTATTTTAGGTAGAGCTGGAGGTTTTGAATACTTTAATGACCAATCATCGGCTTCATTACATGATGGATTTATTGTAAATCAAACTAAAAAGAAGTTCCAAGAAGAGTATGTTCACAATATTGAACAGTATAAACCTTTCGATAACTGGGAATTAATATTTCAAAGAGTGAATGAGCCTAATAAAGCACAAGGGCATCATGATAACATGAATGAAGCTTTTATTAAATTTGTTGAAGCACAGCTTACTGATAAATTTAGATACCCTCATACAGCCTACGCAGGCATAAGTTTTAGTGCAAAAGATTTTAGTGGGCAACCTAAAAGAGGATATCATATAAGAGGAAAGAAAATTCAAGTTCCTACTAACTATTTAACTCGAGAAGAGATGGGGGCAAATGCACCTTCATATAAAAGACATATATCGAATGGTACAACTCAAGGAGCTTATCAAGACTGGGATGGAAACTTTAGAGGAGACGCTTCTAGCTTTGCAGTTGGAACTACAAATCATGATAAAGTATACTGCAATAACCCTGCATGGGTATTTTACGATATAGTAAGAGATAAGAGATATGGGCTTGGAGATCTTGTTGATGAGGACTTTGTAGATAAGTATGCTCTTTATCAAATTGCACGTTACTGTGATGAACTCGTAAGTGACGGAAAGGGCGGATTTGAACCTCGATTTACTTGTAATGCTTACTTTAACAAAAGAACAGAAGCTTATAAAGTTTTAAAAGATCTCGCAACAGTATTTAGAGGAATATGTTATTGGATGGATGGGCAACTAGTTCCTGTTCAAGATAGGCCTAAAGAGCCTGTTTACACATTTACTTCAGGTAATGTTATAGGGGGCGAGTTCGCATATGAAAGCACTTCGGAAAGAATACGAAAGAATCAAGTTATAGTTAAGTGGAATGACCCACAAGACCAGTATAAATCAAAATCCCATAGTGTTGATGATGTAGATAATATAATTGATACAGGAAAAATAAACTCAACAAATGTTACAGCTTTTGGTTGCACAAGTGAAGGTCAAGCACATAGAATCGGAAAGTGGAGATTAATTACAGATAAGATAGAAACTGAACTATGTAAATTTACTACTTCGGTGAATGCAGCGTTTATACGTCCTGGTGATATAATCAATATTCAAGATTATACATTAGATGCAGTTCAATTTAGTGGTAGAATAAATACAGGCACTAGTACTACTGCAGTAACTTTAGATAGATCAGTTGTACTAGCAGCAAATACTACATATAAACTACACTTAGTTTATCCCTCGGGTGGAGCATACTTACAAGAAGAACTTGCTACGATTAATGGAACTGCATATGTAAGAGGCGACTTAATACTTCTTGATGAAGACGGAGCAGCTATAGATACTGAAGCAAAAGCATCTAATTTAAAAGATGATAGTAACAATCCGTTATTAACTTCTTGGAATGATAATACTAGAGTAGAAACAAAAACAATTTCAACAGGTGCAAGCACTACAAGCACTATAGCTGTTAGTTCTGCTTTTTCTTCAGTTCCAAATAGTGATGTTATTTGGGCAATCTCAGGTACAAAAAACAATGAAGAAGTATCTGGTACTCCAAAGCAGTACCGTGTCATGGGTATTAGTGAAGATGGAGATGGTCAATATACTGTTGGGGCAGCTCTTTACAATGACAAGAAATATGATATAATAGAGAAAGATTATAAAATACTACCTGATACAAAATCTGAGCATATAGTACAAACAAATAAACTTGGAGAAATTACAGACTTTGTCCCTGCTCCAGACGAAGCAACATTTACTATTCAACAAGTTTCAGGTGGTAGTGATACAGATGGAACAAATCAAGCCGAAAATATGACAGGTACGCTTGAAGGATTGATTGAGTGGGCAAATCCTGTCCATACAACAATTTCAAGCAAAGTAATTGCAAGTAGTTATGTGAACGAGACGCTCGGTATAGATGAAACAGGAATTACACTTGGAGCAGCCGCAACAACAGACACAGGCTTTGGAATTATAGAAAGAGGAACTTCGAATGAAGAAATAATACAATGGACTGCAAAAAGCGGAAGTGATATTACAGCAGTAAGAGGAGTACTAGGAAGCAAAGCAATAGCACATGACTCGGGAGTGAGTTTTACAGAAATGCAATCATACGAAAGTCCTTATACAGAACTTTCTCATTTCGAAGTAGAGCATACTCTTATAGGTACGTCTAGAAGTGAAAAGTTTACAAGAGAAATAGTTTCTGGAGGACGTACATTCTTACGTGTTAAAGATCCAATTGGAGGCACTCATAATATAAGAGTAAGAACAGTAAGTAATGCAGGGACTGTTTCTAAGTGGACTGTATTTACAAATACAATCAGAGCGCCAGGAACAGTAAAAGCTACTTCAAAAGGTAACTTAGCAGTAGGTGGAACAATGAGCTCCCCAATAGCTATTACAACTGCGGGAGCATATAATATTGCAAACAGTCTTTATAGTTTTACGGATGCAACAGGCGAAGAATATTCTATATCTCAAAGCACAAGTACACATGCTCAAAGAACACAATCTTTTTCAGGTCTAAGTGCTTCAAATGGCGTAGGGTATGCTTTGTTTGACACAAGTGCAGCTGCAAGCGATCCTTGGAAAGCAATAGACCAAAAAACTGATTCTACATACCATGTCGGCTATGGGTCTACAACAAGTGGATTTACATGGTGGAAGGAAGTAGGGGCAGGTAATAATGGGCTAACTTTATGTAATGGAACAATAACAGCTACTGCAGGCAGTAGCACAGTTACGGGTTCGAGTACTGCATTCACAACAGATTTTGCTGCAGGTGATGTCATTCGTCTCGGAAGTACTAATGACTACGCAGAAAATACAGCAGCATGGTATGGGTATGTAGACAAAGTAACAAGCAACACAAGCTTAACAGTAAGAGGCTCGGTAACAAAAGCCTTTTCAAGTAAGTTCGCATATAAACAAAGTTTTAAACCAGACTTTTCTAGCGATACAATTTTATCGAAAGTAACAAGAACAGCTTCAAGCGCGTACTCTTTAGAGCACTACGGTAGTGTTCCAGGAGCGGATGGAGAGGATGGAGCAACGGGAGCAACGGGAGCTGCAGGAACGGACGCATATACAGTTAGGTTAAGCGCAAGCAAATATGCAATACCCTATGATATTGATGGAGACGAAAGCACAAGCATTACTTTTACTGCAGCACCACAAGGAATTCAAGGAACTGCAACTTATGAATTCAAGGTAGATGGAGTCACAAAACAATCTGCAAGTACTACAGCTACATATACAATGGCGGACAGCGATGAACCTGCTTCTGGAGCAGCAAAAGTTGTAAAAGTAACTATGTTTGATGATGCCACAGAAAAAGCCACAGACTCTGTTTCAGTTTATGGTATTCAAGACGGTCAAGACGCAGTAACAATAATTCTTACAAACGAAGCTCATGCACTTCCAACTACATCAGGGGGCACAGTAACATACACTAATTCAGGAACTGATATTCGAGTATTTAAAGGAAGCACGGCACTTGCATACGGTACTGGAAATAATCAATTTACAGTTTCTGCTTCTGCAAGTAATATAACTGCTGGAGCAGCTTCAACTGTTTCTACTTATACAAGACGATTTGCAGATGCAAGCAGTTGTACTGCACAGGCTGCATCAATTACTTTCACAATAGCAGTTAAAAACTCATTAGGAACAAGCACATCTTTTACAAAAGTACAAACACTTAATAAGACAACTGATGGAGCTGATGGAGCTGCAGGTGTTAATACTGCAATAGTTGCTCTCTATAGAAAGCATAGCTCTGGAACTGGTTCTGGACCAACTTCATTTAGTGGAACATTTACATATACGTTTGCTACTGCAGCATTATCTGGCGGAACTTTAAATAGCTGGACAACTAGTCCTCCAGGTATTACAAATGGTGAATATATTTGGGTAAGACAAGCAACTGCAAGTGGTACGGGAAGTACGGATACAATTCCTACATCAGAGTTTTCAACCTCAGTAGTTCATAGTGGAGTTGGGGAAGATGGGTCAAGTGTAACAGGGGCAGCGGGTAATGCAAATGCTGTAGTTAGTTTATACCAAACATCTTCAAGTAATTCAACTGCACCAAATGATCCTACTGGTACAATGACTTATACTTTTTCTACAAATGCTTTATCAGGAGGTAACTTAAATAGTTGGTCACAATCTATACCAACAGTTGGAACAAATAAGTATTTATGGGTAATTCAAGCAACTGCAAGTTCTAGCTCAGGAACTGATACAATCGCAGCAAGTGAGTGGTCGGCAGCAGTTGTAGTAAGTGCTGCAATTAAAGGAGATCAAGGAAATCAAGGAAATCCAGGAGATCAAGGAGATCCGGGTGCTCAAGGAATATCAGGATCAGGAAATAGAGCAGCCTATTATGCAGCCTCTTTTGCAGGACGACCTACAGCGGCTCCAACTGCAAATGGATTAAATGCACCAACCGGCTGGAGC